ACTGTTGGAATTTCAGGTGCTTTTACTAATAATGATAATAGATTTGTAAACCCACCTAATAGATACATATTGCAAAAGTCAGCAGTTTATCTTCAGGCTGGTGATGAGATCACAATAACAGGCAGTTTCTTCTTTGCACCATTAAACCCAACCAACGCAATAACTGAATTATTTAAAGGAGTTACAACTAACAACTATTATACTGGAGTTGCTACTGTAAAGCTTATTAATGGCACTTTCTTTAATCAAGTTGCCAATACTGGTTATGTAGAAGGCAATACAATTGATATGAACAATGCTACACCAAAAGACATAAAGCAAAAAGACTTCTTTATGAGTATTGTCAAAATGTTTAATTTATACGTTCAAACCGATACAGCCAACGATAAAAATGTATTCATAGAACCAAGAGATGATTTTTACAATAATACAACACAAGACTGGTCACAAAAATTGGACATAAGTCAACAGCTTGAATACTTGCCAATGGGTGCCTTAGATAGCAAGGAATATTTATTTACATACAAGCAAGACAAAGACTATTACAATGAACTTTATGAAACTACTTGGAATGAAGTTTATGGTGAATATGAAAAGAAAGTTGAAAATGATTTTATCAATAATAAATACAAAACTGAATTAATATTTTCACCAACACCAAGCAAAGGTATAATTGACAATGATAGAATAATTCCAAGCATTGTAAAAACAGATAATAATAACCAAGCACAAAGAACACAAAGCAATATAAGAATATTACAATGGGGTGGTATGTTAACAACAGCACAAGGTTGGCAACATATAGACAGCACAGGATCAACTGACTATTTTACCTATCCTTATGCTGGTCACTATGATGAACCTTATACACCTACTATTGATATTAATTTTGGATTAACTAAAGAGATTTATTGGGATGATACTTATAGCACAATAACTTGGACTAATAATAATTTATATAATAAATACTATAAAAAGTTTATAGAAGAAATTACAGATGTTAATAGTAAGATAGTTAAAGGCTGGTTTTATTTAAGACCAAGCGACATAAGAAACCTATCATTTAGAGAACAATATTATTTTGATGGTGCTTACTTTAGATTAAATAAAATAGAAAATTACAATCCAAGTAATCCAATAACTAAATGCGAGTTTCTTAAACTTAAAGAGGTTGATGCTTTTGTGCCAGAAACAACAACAGCAACTGGTGGTATTGAATTTTTGGCTGGAAACCAAACACCAGTATTTATTAGTGCCAACAATCTACAAAGGCAAGGCAACAATTATACTAATAGAAATCAACAAGTAAATGGTGAAAATAATTATATAAGCTATAATGCAAGGTTTGTAGATATTAACGGCAATGATAATAATGTATTTAGTGAAACTGAGAATATAACAATACAAGGTGATGGAAACACTATCCTTGCTGGACTTTCAAACATTCAGTTAATTAACACCAACAATGTAACTGTAAATGAAAGCAATGTAACCTACATCAATGGTGAATTAAGGGGTGCTGGAAGTGTAGAAGAAATTACAACAAGCACAACAGCTGATGAAAGAACACAAACCTATTTAGCTGATACAAGCAGTGGAAATATAATTGTAAGCTTACCAACTGATGCAACTATTGGCAAGATATGGAATGTTAAATTAATTGATGCTACTAATACTTGTCAATTAAGATGCGTAGGTAGAACTATTGATGGAAATGTAACTGTAATAATAACACAATTAAACACTTGCTTATCAGTACAATATGATGGCAATGATTATAAAATAATTTAAGATGACTTATATACCTGATGAAAGATATGTTTTAAACTCTGCAATTGCTCAAACAGATGATGCTGTTGTAAGAAGGGCAGTTAATGACTTTGTACTTGACACTAATAGAGGATTACAAACTGGCATAAGCTATGAACACATAGTCGGCAGATGTGATGATGTAATGAATACATTTAGAGAGATTAGAGAAAATTGTATGGCTTCTTATAATTGGATGACAACAGCAGAAACAATGGATATTGCAAGTGACAATGTTGCTGATACAAGCACAGGAACAGGAGCAAGAGCAATTAGAATAGTTGGATTGGATGCAAATTGGGATAAGATTGTTGAAGATGTTACAATGAATGGAACAACAGCAGTAACAACAACCAATTCATTTATAAGAATACTAAGAGCATTTGTAATTCAATCAGGAACTTATCAAAGTCCTACTGGATTAAATACTGGCAATATTACAATCACTTCAGCAACACAAGGTGAACAAGCTTATATGCAACAAGCCAAAGGAAAAACAACTGGAAGCAGATGGTCAATACCAAGAAACTTTGATGGATATTTAACAAGAATAGCTGTTCAATGTCCAACAACAAGACCAATAGATTTTATACTATATGTTAGAAATGGAGGTAATATAACAACTGCACCTTTTGGTGGTGCAAGACAAGTAGGAGCTTATGATGAAATAGCTGGTAGATATGAAGAAAATTTATTGTCTTATAGAAAGTTTGCTGCATATTCTGACATATGGGCTGAAGCTAAAACAAGTGCTGGTAATAGCATTGTAAATGTAACATTTGATATAATACAAGTAACACAATAAAAGATGGCAGAAAAGATAGTAATAGATTTAGACTTTGATGTTAAAGGTTCAGAAGTCACACTTGGTCAATTAGAAAAAAGGGCAGAGCTATTAAATGAAGAACTTAGAAAAGTTCCACAAGGCTCAAAAGCGTTTAAGGAATTAAGACAAGAATTAGTCAAGACCAATAAAGAGATTAAGAATACTGAACTTGCAATGGAAAGTTTGGATAACGAGCAAGTGGCAAGTGAGCTTGGAAGTGTTGCTGGAGCTGTCGGCGATTTGACTGCTGCATTTATATTGTTAGGTGGTGATGAAGATAGTGCTATTGGTGAAACTGCTAAAAGAATTGAAACAGCACTTGGCGTCACAATGGCTTTTAAAGGTGGTATTGAAGGGATTATTTCTTTTCAAAAGCTATGGAATAATGTATTGAAACAAACTGCTGTTGTTCAAGCTGTTTACAATGCTGGTCAAAAAGCTATGGCTTTTGTCACAAGTGCCACAACACAAGCAACCAAGCTTTTAAGAATAGCAATGTTATCACTTCCATTTGTTGCTATTGGAACTGCTGTTGCTTTATTAGTTGCAAATTTTAAAGAGATAATGAAATCAATGGGCTTTTTTAATCAAAAAGCTGAATTGATGAAGCAAACAATGGATGAATTTAGATCTGGCTCAGAAGATGCTACGAAAAAAGTAATGGAAATGAATGCCACTTTTAAATTAGCAGAAAAAGGGGTGCTTGACAAAAAAGAGGCTTTAGACAAATACAATAAAGAATTTGGAAAAACACTTGGAACAGCAAAAAGCTTAAATGAAGCAGAAGATATATTTGTTAAAAAATCTGGTGCTTATATTCAAAGTGTAGCATTAAGAAAACAGGCTGATGCAATGCTGACTATTGCTGCAGAAAAACAAGTAGAGGCTGCACTTGCAAAAACAGAAGATAATTTAGGTGCTGTTGACTACGTAATGGGCGGGGTGGTACAAAATTTATTTGGTGCCAGTAATGCTATGGATTATATGGCTGAAAGGTCAAAAGTCAACACAAAACAAGTTGAAAAGGACGCAAACGAACAAGCTAAATTAACGGAAGGTTTGGCTCAAGATTTATTAATGCAAGCCGTAGAAATTGAAAAGGAGTTTCAAATAGTATCTGAAGAAAGCACAGATTTCCACGAAAAACAAGCAAACAAAAGAAAAGAGATTTTAGCAAGGCAGAAAAAAGCTCAACACGATTTACTTATTGCTATGCTACAAGCAAGGGCAGAAGATGAAGAAGATGCAATGGCAAAGTCAACTGTCTTAATAGCAATAGAACAGACAAAATTTAAGGAAATGCTTAGGCTTAATCAAGCCAAAAAGAAAGAGGATAGAATGACCAACCAAGAAATGGCTTTGGCAGAATTTGAACATCAGCAAAGAATTGATAAAATAAAAGAGGACTTTGTACAGAAAGAAATAGAAAGAGAAAAGAAAAGAAGAAAAAACTTACAAACTATTGAAAATGATTTTAGAGCAGAACTAGAAGCTGAAACGGAAATTTATAATCAACAATTTTTAAAACAGCAACAAATAGAAAGACAGGCAGTTGAAGATAAATATTTTAGGCTTATTGAACTTGCTAAAGAGTATGGCGAAAATATTACAACACTGGAAACAAATAGAAGAAATGAACTTGCTAAAATTGACAAACAATATAATCAAGAAGCAATAGAAGATGACCAGGCTTTACAGGATGCTAAGTTAAATGCTGCCAAAGGTTTGATTGCTGGATTGTCTGAAGTAGCTGGTCAAAATGAAAAATTTGCGAATGCTTTATTTGTCGCAGATAAGGCTCTTGCTATTGGTGAAATATTAATAAATTTACAAAGAGAAATTTCAGGCTATATGGCAAACCCTACTTGGACAATTGCTCCTGATGGGGGTGCTGTTGTAAAGACAAGCTTTATAACTGCTGCTAAAATTAGAGCAGCCACAAGCATAGCTTCAATTGTAGCTTCATCTATTGCTAAATTTAAAGGTGGTGGTGGTGGCTCAATAGGTGGTGGTGTTGGTGGTGGATCAATTGCTGGAGCTGGAGCAGCTGCACCTTCATTAAGTCCAATAACAAATACATCAACATTAGTACCACAAGAGCCAACACAAGTATTTGTAACAGAAACCGATATAACTAATGTACAGAACCAAGTTGCTGTAATTGAAACACAGGCAACAATAAAATAATATATTATGAAAATATTTGAATTAATAATTGATGATGAAGATGAAAGTGGAGTGGAGATGATTGCACTCGTGGACAGTCCAGCAATACAATCAAATTGGATGGCGTTCAATGAACAAAAGCCAATAGACTTAAAGTTTAAAATACAAGATGAAGAAAAGCGAATTGTAAGTGGCTATTTTATGATTGCAGACTTACCAATAGCAAGGCTTGATGATACAGGCAAAGTCTTTTATGTAGTCTTTAGAAAAGATACTATTGAAAAGATAGTAAACAAGTTTATGAAAAATGGCTTTAGCTCTAAGGTTAATTTAATGCACAATTCCAATGCTTTGGCTGAAGGTGTTTATGTTATTGAAAGTATTATAGTAGATAGTAAGCGTGGAATGAAAGCACCAGATTGGGCTGAGAAAGTGCCAGATGGTTCGTGGTTTGGTTCTATGAAAGTGGAAAGCGACATTATATGGAAACAAATACAAAGTGGCGAATTTCGTGGCTTTTCTGTAGAAGGATTATTTGCTCAAGATAGAGAATTTGAACTACCTGAAAAAGTAATAAATAAAATAAAAGAAGTGATTAAGAAATATAAAATTTCGCAAAAAGTGAAATAAATACAATTTTTTTATATATACTAATTATAAACCATTTTAAAATGAATGATCTAAAAACATTATTTCAAGATATCAAGAATATCTTTAAAGAAGAAGGTGTTGATACTACTGACACCAAAGAAGTCCTTGAAGCTACAATCAAGGCAGAAGAAACTAAAGAGGTTGTTGAAGAAACAACCGAAGAAACCACCAAAGAAGAAATGGCTGAAACTGTTAAAGAAAAATTTGAAGATATTGTTCTTGCAGATGGAAGTGTAGCAGTTGCAGAACCTGATGTTAGTTTGGGTGCTGCTGTTGTTGTTTCTGTTGATGATGCAATGGTCGAAGCACCAAATGGTGACCACGAGTTAGCAGACGGCAGAGTTATCACAACAGAAGGTGGAGTCATTACTGCAATTGAAGAACCTGAAGCTGAAGAACCAATGGCTGATGATGAAGAAGAAGAAGAAATGAATATTGAAAAACCATTGAATGAAGCTCAAGAAAGAGAAGCTAAAAAAATCATTGAAAGCATTGTGACTGAAAGAGTGTTTTCAATGGAAGCTACTTTAAGTGAAGAAAATGCAGAACTTAAAAATAAACTTGAAAGGCTTGAAACAGCTTTTAAAGGTTTATTAGACCTAACTGAAAAGTTAGTTGAAAAGCCAACCACAAAAACTGCAAAGAAAAAAAGAAGTGGTTTTGCTAAATTAAAAAAGGATAAAAAGGACATTATTGAAGTCCTAAAGAATAAAAATATTATTAACTAAAAAAAAATAAAATTATGAGTTTTGATGTTTCAGGCTTACCAGCCTATACAGAACAACACGCAATGGACTTGATAGTTAAGTCTGTTGCTGGTGGTCGTTTAGCACAATATGGAAATTTACAGCCAAATTGTAAGACCACAACAACTATTAACATCTTAGATACAGATGTTGTATTCCAAGCTGATGGATGTTCAAGATCAGCAGATGGTTCTACTACTTTATCTCAAAGAGATTTAGTACCAGGAGCTGTTGCAATTCACGAAGATTTATGTATGACTGACTTGGCTTCTAAATACACTGCTACAATGCTTAGACAAGGATTGACTGGTGAAAAAGAAGAAATTCCATTTGAAGAATTATACTTTGCACAAAAGGTTGCAAGAGTACAAAAAGCTATTGAGGTTGCTGATTGGCAAGGTGATACACTTTCAGGTACTGCTAACTTAAACAAGTATGATGGTCTTGTTAAATTGATTGGCGCTGCTTCACCTGTAAATGGTAACCCAACAGGTATCACTATTGCTACAGGAATTGATGCAACTAACGTAATTGGTATTCTTACAGGAATGGCAGAAGTTATGCCTGAAGATATTATGGATGCAGATGATTTAAAATTATTTGTAGGAATGGACACATTCTTAAAATACCAAAAAGCTATTGCTGATGGTAACTATTTCCATTATGTTGTTGATGGTGACTTTACTGCTGAACTTCCATTAATTGGCTTTCCTAATGTAACTGTTGTTGCTACACCTGGTCTTTCAGGAATTACTGAAGGCAACTGCTACTTATTAAGAGCTTCTAACATTTATGTTGGTGTTGACTTACCTGAAGAAGAAGCTGATGATTTTAGAAGCTGGTATTCGCCTGATGATCGAGTATATAAAACAACTTTTGCATTCCGTAGAGGCGTTCAAGTTGCTTTTGGAGATCAGATAGTTGAATTCGAATTAGCATAATTATTAACATTAAGGGTGGTGCTTAATTGTACCACCTTTTTATAAAATTAAAATATAATGAGTTGTCCAGTAAGTATAGCATTCGGTAGGGATTGCAGTGACTCGATTGGGGGCTTATCTACAATATTAATTTCAGAAAGAGATAACATAACAGCTTTTACTGAAACGAACCACGAGATAACAGCCATTACACAATCGGGAGCTACAAATTTCTATCAATATGATTTAAAGAAAGAAGCTGGAAGTTTAACATCAACATCTACAATTGATATGGTTGGTGGAACTTCTTTTTATGAAAATGTATTATCATTTACTATTAACAAAATGACTGCTGCCAAGTCTAACGAATTGAAGCTGATGATACTCGGTCGCCTTGCAGTTCTTGTTAAAGACAATAACGAACAATGGTGGGCGTTAGGCTTTTCAGGTTCTAATGATGACAATGGCTTTGCAGAAGGTTCAAGTTTGATTGGTCAAACTGGTCAAGCATTTGGTGATCCAAATCAATATCAAATTGAGATTATGGATAAGCAAAAATATTCACCTTATGCTGTTGATAGTACAGTAATTGGAACATTAAATATAGTAACTGCTTAAACATATTGCTTAGTTGTTCTTTTGTTTAATTGTTGAAAAGGGTGGGTAAAATTACTCATCCTTTTTTTTTAAAAAGTATAAAAATTTTGTTAAAATTTGCCGTCATAACAAACAGTATGCCAAAAATTAACAATTTAAAATAATGCCAAAGTTTTATATGTAGTAGTTTTAATAACTTTTTTTTTTGATACCTACATACTACAAAAGACTTAGAGTGTCTTAAAACGCACGAAAATAGCCTTAAAACGCATTTTGGCAAAACACTAAAAATTGAATTATGTTTAAAAAAAACTTAGTTGGACACAAGTGGAATGGCAAAGGTTTTAGCCTTTTAATTTGTGAAGAAAATGCAAAAATATTAAAGAAGCTTGGTGCTGATGTTTTTGAAGAAAAGCCTAAAAAGAAAAAGAAAAATGATACACCTGAATAAAGGAACGGCTACTGAATTTGTAGTTACATTGCAAGAAAAGACAACACTTGCAAGTCCATTTTATTTATTTCAATTTAAGAACGATACAAGCAATGTGGACTACTTTTGCATTATTGCAGACACCTCAACACAAAAGCAAAGATTTAATTTATTCAGTTTCACAGAAGGTGTCAATGATGCACTTAATGGTAGCTTGATTTTAAGTGGTTCAGGATATTATGATTATTTTATTTATGAGCAAGATAATGGAACAAATCTTGATCCAGCTAATGCAACAGGACTTGTAGAGCAAGGTAAGATGAGGCTGTTTGATAGTGCTGATAATCCAGATTATACAAGCTACACACCAACAGGAACACAACAAAATTATGTATATAATCCATCATAGATATGTCAGTTAAGCTAATACCAATAGACTTCAAAGGATATGAATTACCAGTTTTTAAAGAAAGCAGAAAAGGTGATTGGTATGAATACGGAAGTGAAAGACCTTATAAGAATTGTTATGGTGACTTTCTTGTAAAGCTATTAAATGAAAGCAGTAAACAATCAACCATAATAGACACTAAGACAAGGTTTATAGTTGGTCAAGGCTTTGTTGTTGATGGCAATGCAACCTTTAGTGAGGAAGCACAGATAGAAGCATTTTTAAGGATGCCTGGTGAAGATGGTGCAATGAATGATTTGCTTTGTAAAGTAGTTAAGGATAAGAAAGTATTTGGTGGCTTTGCAATGCAGATTAGAGTTAATTCTAATATGAAGATTGTTAGTGTTGACCACTTAAACTTCAATGATGTTAGGGTTGGAATTGAGGAAGGTGTTTACTATTACACTTCAGATTGGAAAGCAAGAAATGTACAAGAGAATGAAGATTTTACTGAGCTTAAATTATTTCCATTTAATGATGAGGTTAATAGTGAAACAAATTACATAATTTACTATAAAGAATATAGACCTGATTTAGGTGAATATCCAATGCCTGATTACATTGCTGCTGTACCTTATTTAGAAGCAGATGCTGAGATAAGCAACTTCACTATTCAAAATATTAGAAATGGTTTGTCAACGGGCTATATCATATCGTTCAATGGGGGTAGGCCTTCCGAAGAAGAACAAATGGAAATCGAACATAGGTTCAAACAATATGCTACTGGAACAGATAATGCTGGTAAGCCTTTGTTGAGTTTTACAGATCAAGAAGCTGACCATCCACAAATAATACCAATACCAATTGATGGTAGAAATGACCAATTTCTGAACTTAAACAACCAAATCACACAAGAGATATTTACCGCACACGCAATTGTAAGTCCAATGCTTTTTGGAATAAAAGATAATGGAACAACAGGATTAGGCAACAATGCAGATGAGCTTAGAACAGCTTTTGAAATATATTCTAATGTACATATTGCACCTGAACAAGATATTCTTGAGCAAGTATTTAATGAGATAATTAACTATAATGGACTTCCAAAGGTTTTAAAGATACTACCAATTGAGCCTGTAAGTAAGCCATTAAGTGAAGCTGTTGCTGTTAGTGTAATGACACAAGACGAGATAAGGGAAAAAATAGGCTTACCACCATTACAACCACAAGAAAGAGTTATGATGGATGACCAGCTTGATGATATGATTTTTAACCAACTTAAAGAACTTGGTTTTAATGAAAATGATTATGAAATCTTAGGTACTTATCAAAATGAAATAACTTGTATTGAAGATGCTGAAAGGTTTGAAAAAGAAATATTAAGCAAATACAACTTTGCACTTGAAAGAGTTTTAACAGATACTGAAAAGGCAGTCTTATCAATATTAATAGATACACCAGCAACACCAACAAATGAGATAGCAAAAGCAATGGAAATATCTATTGGTGAAACAAATGAAATCATCCAAGAGCTACAAAACATTGGTGCTTTAGATATTAACTTTGAACCAACTAAAGACGCAAAAGAAAGCATACAAAAGCCAACAGAAGAAATAGTTGTGGCTTATAAGTATGCTAAAAGACCTGATGCTTCAGGAAGTGCAATAATACCAACAAGTAGAGATTTTTGTATTCAAATGATGAGCTATTCAGTAGCTGGTAGATTATAAACCTTAGACCAATTGAAGTTATTAAGAAATGATTTTAACCAAACAGGAATAGACATCTTCACAAAGCGTGGAGGCTGGTACACAATACCAGGTACAAACAGACACAGACCTTTTTGCCGTCACATTTGGGAACAACAAGTAATTAGAAAAAAGAGATAATATGGCAAATGTTTTATTTATATCG